GCTTGACTTGTCCCGGTTATCGTGTAATTTGAGCTAGTCATTAACTAAAACCGGGAGGAAATAAATTGGAAAAAATAATTATAAATGACAATATCGAGAAGCATTTGAATGACGAAAACGTGAAAGGGGCTTTACAGGCTTTGACGTTGGGTTGGGTAGATGAAAAAATTATCCCTATTAATTTAAATGCTTTGGGGGCCGTTTTTAATCTAAATCTAGAACAATCTAAACTCGTGTTTGAGTTGTTCGAAGAAATTAAAATTTTAAATAAACAATAAAAGGAGGTTTAAAAATGGCATTTTTTAAAAGACTACTAACCGAGTGTTACGAATCAGAAACATTTAAAGAAGGCTTTTTATGGTCTATGTATTTAGCAAATCGAGAGGAGAGAAAGGCCTTCAATGAAGACCCCTACGAAAACTTTCAACACTATCTTGATAATAATTATCATTGGCTTATTCAAGTCTATGAACTCGAAAAGGCTAAGAGATTAAGAGAAGAACCCATTCACTATTAAACAAGGAGAAACAATGCAAGTACAAAACATGAGAAGTGCGAGAGGAAACACAGTACCAAATCAATTTATAATTAATCATAACGGGGAGGAATTCTTTCAAAGCTACCGGGTAATTATTGCAAAGGTAGCCAATGGAAAAACTTATCTTGATTCTTATTATTGGGATTATTCAGTTACAACCGGACGCTATCGCAACCAGTTTCTAAATGAGACTATAAAAGAGACTCGGGCAAAGATTGAAAGCGGTGAATATATTTTAACGGATTTAAACTCATGAGAGTCATAAGAAAAATTAAAATCCGGGGTAATCCGTTTTATATGGGAATCCTAAAAAGGCACGAAAGAAAACAACAAAAGGGGAACAATGAGAACTATAGTTGAGGAAAATAAAAGCACTTCTATAACTACTGATAATGTCCGGGTAAGAATAGAAGAAGATGAAGACCGGGTATATATTACGGTGTTTGAAAAAACTAAAGAAATATATGAGCCAGAAATAACTAATAATTTAACTATTACAAAAGCGAGAGAATTAGGCTTAGATATTTTAGATTAAAAAAGGAGGTAAAAAATTAAAGGGGGGTCTTCGTTGTTGGGGCCCCTTTTTTTATGTTTGAAAATAAATTTGACTTTAAAATATTAACTATGTTTATAATGGCTTCGACAACAACAACTAAACCCGTAGGAGGGCACAAAATGAAAACATTAACAAGAAAAATCAAAGAAACTTTTGAAAATAGTGAATCAAAAGATAGCGGATATATTTATTTGGATGTTGAAGAACTTACAGCTTTATTGAATATGAGAAGAGTACACCATTTTGTTATCAGTACTCCGATTCGTAGATTTACAGAAGAACAAGGCTCCGAATATTATCAAGGTATGGGGAGTATCAAGATATCAAGAAAACAAGCTAAAGAAGGTATTGAAGACTTTATAGAATATAACGAAGTTAAAGGCTCTAAGACTTTCGCAAGGGTCTATATTTCTAAATGGGCAAACGATAAATATTACGTATCTCTTTAAAGGAGGAAAGAAAAAGAAAGGGAGGCAATAAGCCTCCTTTTTTTATTTTAAAATTAATTTGTAACATTTTTAATTTTGATACGTTATAGAAAGTATGAATACAAAAAATAACAGTCGAGAGACTTTAAACCCCGAGAACCCGAGTTTAACTTTTGATGAATTGCAAGACCTACGCGATGCAATTAGCGACATCATGTTAGCTAGAGATTTTTTAGCAAGTAAGGGGATAGATGTTGGCAGTTTAACAACTAATAATATCTATTATGCTCTTCATGACTTACCGGATGAATGGGATTGTATCGGTTACCCGCATTAAAAAGGAGGGAAAGAAAAAGAAAGGGAGCCTACAAGGGCTCCTTTTTTTATGGGCGGTTACCTTAGCGTGAGCTATTAAAGCCTCGATAGCCTTGTTAGGCCTCTTGGAAACCTGA